AAATTGATAACTGGCGAAGAAATCATAGGTGATGTTATATCACAAGACGAATATGAAATTACAATTTTACGTCCTGTTACTATGATAGAATCAGCCGAAGCCGGTAGTATTAGTCTTGTACCTTGGATTTATTCTATAGACATTACTAAGCCTATCTGTATTGAAAAAGACAAAGTATTTTTATCTGCAGAAACAGATATAAGATTTGCTGATTCTTATCAAAAATATGACAGTAGCTTAACTACAGCTATGGAAGAATTAGAATCAGGTGCATACACTGATGAAGAGTATGACGACGAAGAATTAATCACAATTCATTGAATTTAATTTACTCCAGTTAAACTGTTTAATTGTACTTCTTTTTGGAGGTTTTGGTTAGAATATGAAGTTGTTATAGCAGCTTGTGTTGTAGCACCTGCTTGACGATCAGCTCCGCTATCGATTGCTAATTTAATGTTTCTTAGCTCAGTTATAAAAGTTTGAAAGTTATCAATCAACATTTGTGGCACTCCGCCTTCGTCTTTTGAGCCAATAGTGCTTTCTAAACCTAAATCAGCATCAGATTTAAAATAAGCTCCGTCTCTTGTTTGAAGTCGACGTCGGCGGGATATATCTGTGTCGTCATTTCCGCCTAATACACCCTCAACTAAAGTGCCTGCACCCTCTACTAAATTGCCTAAAGCGTCTCTTACTGCGTTAGGTGCTGCACTAAAGTTAAATCCCGATTGCTCTGAAAGGTCTGCCGGTGTACCATTTAATTGTGCGTCTAATATTCGCTTACCTGTTTCTGACCTAAGCGCTTGTAGTATATCATTCAATACTTGCTGCTGCCCCTCAGTTAATTCAATTCCTGCTTGTTGTAAATCGTATAATTTTACAAAATCATCTAACATAACTTGCTCTGAGCTTGTAATTTGCCTTTCAGGGTCACTTTTAAATGTAAATGTGCCGGTTTTTATTTCTGCTACTATACTTTCGACAGCAGCATTTATTTGCTCTGCTCTTATGTCTGTTGCTTCAGAATCAGGACGCAGCAATTCTATACTGTTTGCTAAAGTTTCAGCTGCTGCGCCAATTGTTCCAGCAGCTACACTTACAAGTCCTAAATTTGCAACTATATCTGCTTGTGCATTAACAAGTTGTTCTGTTTGTCCTGCAATTTTTTGTCTAGTTTCAGTTAATGTACCTATAATTTCATCATCCATTCTAGCATTCATTACATCTTGTGCTGCTGCTTGGTTTGCTGCTGTGGCATTAGGATCTGCTCCTGTTTGAAGAATTGATGCTCTCAAGTTTTGGGAATCTCTAGATAAAAACCCAAATTCTTCACCCAATACACCCGCGAATGCACCTAGTTCTCCTACTAGATTAGTAGTTTCTTGATTATAAATTTGCTGTAATTGCCGTTCAGCAGCTCTAATTTCCTCAGGATCTGCACCTGATGCAATCATTTGGCTAATTTGTTGCATCATTGCAAATGATTGTGGTTTCAAGGCCGCTTCTATTTCATTACCGATAGGTAGACCTAACCCGCTTATAAATCCTTCGCCTAGATCTGATGCTCCGATTGCTTGTAAAGTAGTTGCAAACCTTGTAAGATTTTGATTAAATTGCGGGTTGTTAATATTTCTAAGTTGTTGAGATAACATACCCGGTGTTTCTGCTATTGCCTTTGTTGCCTTTACTTGTTCATCTACAGACATGCCAGTAGTTTGCGAAAGCTCTACCATATTTGTAATTAGGTCTTCTTGTACGCTTATAAAATCAAGAACAGCTTGTCTACTTTCCGGCGTAGACTGGTTATTTTCATCTAGTAATTCTTTTAAATCTACTGCTACGGATGGTCCTAATACACTGCCTAATTGAATAAACATTTCAGATAGTTGAGAAGTGTTAAAACCTAATGCATCCATTTCTTGCACTAGATTTCGACTACCGTCAATTAACTGGCCATCTTCGCCTGCTTCCGGAATATTTTCAACTGCTTGTTTAAACAGTGCCATATTACCTAAAACATCAGTAGCTAGTCCTCCTTGTGCTCTAAGTATATCTGGATTTGATCCTATTTGTTGCAGTTGTTGGTTTGTAATATTTAAATTAGCTTGATCTCTAAACAATTGCTCTATATTTGTAAACATAGTTCCTTGCTGTGCAAGTTGTTGCGAGACTGTTAGCTGTTGTTCAGCTAATAGAGCTGGTGCAGTTCCTATGTTAGCAAGTCCAGTTGGATCTAAACCAGCCATTGCTTCTATTGAACCTTGTGCATTACTAGCTGCTCTATTTGCTGTATTTAATATTGTAGAAGCAGTCTGTATAGCTCCGATCGTTTTATTAACTAAACTTAAATTAGCATCTTGTAATTGATTAATTGAAGTTGTTGCACCGGCTGTAGCACTATTAAACGTATATAAACCATCACTAGAAACACCTAAAGCTGAATTAAGGGTAGTAATTGCTTCGGTTAGCTGCCTTAGTAGTTCTTCATCCATTATTTTTTTCCATATGTTTTACAAGGTTAAATATAATATATTTAGTTGGATAAAATATGTCTACATTTCTAAACAAACACAGTCGACAACCTAAGCTGTATATTGACCTTCCGTCTAGTGGCAAGTACTACAAAGACGGAGTTATTGAAGACAATCAATTTGTGCACATACCTGTATTTGCCATGACCACTGCTGACGAGATAACAACAAAGACTCCTGATGCTTTGTTTTCAGGACATGCAGTTGCTGATGTGATTAAAAGTTGTGTTCCGCTAATTACCACACCATGGTCATTAATTAAAACAGATCTTGAATATATATTAACTGCTATCAAAATAGCTTCAATAGGCGATAAAACAACAATTAGTACAACATGTCCTAAATGCAGTACTGAAAGTCATGTAGAATTAGAATTACAAAATATTTTAAATTTTTATGATAGCATAGAACATCATTATGACTTTGAAATTGACAACTTTAAAATTACACTTGCTCCAGTAAATTATAAAAATCTTACCGAATTAGGTTTAGCTTCCTATAGTGTGCAACGTCAATTATATCAAATAACAACTTCTGATTTATCCGAAGATGAAAAAATGTCTAAACTAGCTGAACTTAACAACATGTTAACTAATGAAAATTTAAAAACTTTAATTAGGTATATAAAAAATATCGAAGAAATAAATTCATCCGAAGAAGAAAATGATAATAATAAAATATTTGAGTTTATTAAAAACAATGACAGTAAAATTTTAAAAAGTTACAGTGCCCATATTCAAAAATATACAGAATCAATTAATTATCCTGAGCAAAATATTCAATGTGAAAACGAAGAATGCGAACATATTTTTTCTGTAAAATACAATAGTGATTACTCGGCTTTTTTCGATCGTACATCTTAAGACTCTCTGATTCTGAGTTACAAGAATTGATTAAAAAATATGAAAATCAAATAAAAGAATTAAAATATAATGTTTATAAAATAGGCTGGTTTATGCGAGGTTTTATAACTTATACTGATGCTATGCATGTAATATCTAGCGAAGATTTAACAATATTTAATGATATAATAAAAGAAAATATGGATATTACAAAAGAAACAAAATTACCTTTTATCTAAACAGAATTAGTATCTTGGTAGTGCTGCATTACTTGCTGTCTTTCCCATGCTTTTAAAGCTTGATATTCTACTGCATATTCGTCTGGATTAGAACGTATTTCGTCTGCTGCTACTTTAACAAATTCACTCCATGTAATTTCTAACGATGCAACTTCTTCTTGTGAAAGGATGCTATCATCTTCTCCCATGCCTTCTATACTAGCAACTTGGATCCCTGCAACTCTTGCAAATTGACTAAGTGTTTTTTTTCTTAGTAAGCGATTCATAATCCATTTTGCAAGATATTTTGCTACTGGATCACTCCATGTGGCATAATTTTGAACTGCTGTTCTTACTGCAATGTAACCAGCTGCGCCAACTACAAACTGAGCTATTCCTACTAATCGACCTCCCGGACCACCTAGTCCAGATATTCTTAACAATATTCTACTTATAAATTTAGTTACTCTTGCACCGCCAGCCATCATGATTAACCAAGTATACAGATAGGTTTTTATTTCTAAATAAAGTTGACCAGTGAAAGTATTAATTCTATCTGGATTATCTAGATAATAATCAATATAAGGATCCTCATACCAATCTCTACGTTTATAATCTCTTACAGGCACTATATCTTTACCTAGTCTCGAGTTGGGATATTTAACAACACCTGAAAAACTAGTTTGTGTAACATACGCTATAAATCGTATTAACCACCCTTGAAAAAAACCAAGTGCTACAAGTCTTTGGAAAAAGTGCCCTGGCCCTGCTACTATTCGATAACCAAGACGTAATAGTCTCTGAATTTTATTAGGTTTTTTTGGCTCTTTATCAGCTGGCTTATTTCTATCTGTGTCTGTAGCAGTTGAAGTGTTATCAGGATCAGGTTTGGTGTTACTAGAAGTAGTAGTTGCTTGTGTTCTTAAATCAGCATCAATCTTTATTCTATCTTGATTAGCTAATGCTCTATTTTTGTAAATTTTATCAGATACAGCTTTACCGTCAGGTCCAAATATTTGAAAACCACCAGGCACCTTTTCAACTGTTGTTATATCTTCTGCTAAAAATTCAGTAGCTTTCATTATGCAGCCTTTTTCATAATTTGTTCTAATGTGCGTAATTTTTTTCCTGTTAATTCTTTTTGAAGACTTGTAATAACGTTTTCAAACATACTTTCTATTTCTATAGCAGTACTTTGATCTATCACACTAGAAAAATCCATGTTTTGAACTTTGTCGCCGGTTTCATTATCGATTATATCTGCATCAGGTTCAGCAGCTTCGTTTGTCTTTGTACTACATACAAAATCAATGTATTCATTACTACCAAACTCTTTCATAATCATTACTGCCATTGGTTCGGTTATCATTTTTCCTTTTTCGTCTGCTTGGAACTCTTTGATAAATTTGTTAATTAACATAGTCAACAACCAGCCGACGCCAACAGACACAATTGCGCTTACTACTCCAGCAAAGAACCCTACACCAGAACCTGCTATAATGCCGCTTACTGCTAGTGCAATCCCTCGTATAATTGATATACCTACTATTGTACCTACAAGTAAAGTAGGTATAGTAGCAAATAATTCTTCGCTTATTCTTTCTGTAAATGGTGATCTTGTTATTGTATCACTACGTGCAGGAATCAAATATATCGGCTCAATACCGGTACCAATTGGTATAGATATACCATCAGGTGTTAATTTATCTCTTAAAGAACTCATTGGATCGCTAATAGCGGTTTGGCCAGGTAACATAAACCAACGATCATTTATCTTTACGTCTGCTTTTATTAATTCTGCTTGTCTACCTTTGTTATTAAAGTTTAAGTCAACAAATCCATCTCGATTTATACTATAGCTAGGATTATCACACGGCACTGGATTTTTACTATTTTTTATTTGGTGAACACCTAATAGATATGAGTGCCAATCTTCGAGTATTCTTGCATAATTACCAACCACTGCCGGTACAGCTATGATAGTAAACAATGGGTTTCGTGCACCCATGTTGTCTAGTTTTTTATTAGTAAAGTCCATTAGTTTACTTAGTTTTGACTGTCGTCTTTTTGCTGTTACTACTTGTTGCTGAATTTGTTTAGCTTCTTGTGGCGTTTGCGGTTCATATGTAGTTGGTTTAGGTTGAGGCTCCGGAGTACTCCTAGCTGTAGTACTGCTGCTACCTGTTGACGGCGTCTTTTTTATAGGATCGCTGTAAACCATACTAGGTTTACCGTAGAATCGTCTTATGTAATCAGCATCCTTATTTTGACGCTCTAAATAAGATTCAAGCTGGTTTTGTAATGACCCCCACATTATACGAAATTTTGGATCACGCAGTTGTTTTTTTATTTTTTTAATTTTTTTATCATAAAATTTAGTATTAGCTTTATAATATTGTTGTTCAGCACCAGGAGAATTGGGGTCTATTTCAGGAAATCTACTAGAAATTTGTTTAAACATATTCTTTGCTAATGTTGTTGGTTCGTCTTGTTCAACAATTACTACAAATTCTTGTGCTTTCATGGGTATTCCTTATATCATAATTTATATGTATTTATGTCTCAACTACGTTGATCCATGTCTTCGTTTGTTTGCTCAGCTATCGCTATCGCAAATCAAACTCAACAACTTACTTCGTACTAATACGCTTTTTGATTGTTTTAAAAAGTCTTTTTTAGATTTTTTTAGGTACTCGGGAAGAAAGATTCCTGTAGATTAAGCTGCTCAGACGGAACCTATTACGGCTCCGTCATAAAGAAAATTTTTGTTTTCCTGTGAGTATCACCACCCGTGACATGGAAGTAGGTATTTGTTTTATACACACGTTCAATGGGCTCTGACCTTTCCCAACCTACGTCGACATCACGCACGAATGCGATACCTGTGCTCTCGTTCCTACTTGCACAGTTTTTATGAACTAGTGTGTTTGTGATTGACAGCAATCAACCTATGTTAACTTACCACCTCTGGGTGTTGGCTTAACATGTTACGTGTTCAGGTCTGCTCCCTGACTTTTCCACAGCGGTTTTATATCCGGCCCGCTAACCTTATGTGCTGCATGGCTTGCCTAAAGTTTTGTTTTACCTGTTTCATTGCCTAGGTACTCCTTTAATATTTTAGAACTGCCTATCCTAACGTTTATTATTCCGTTATAGTAATTGTCAGATTCTAAAACTCGCCTTTCAAATTGTTCTCGTGCTTCTAAATAACTTGCAATGCCTCTACTGGGACAAATGTAAAGTATTTCTCTTGTAAATTTTTCTTTGCCTAAATTTTCTATGTCTTTTGTTAAATGATCAGAAGAACCCCAGTAGTCTCTCCAATCACTTTCTACTTTTGTACGCCTTTTGTTTTTCTTTCCTTTAAGAGGTGGTCGAGTTTTTGTAGATTTTGCGTATTTCTTGCCTATATATTGCTTACCGTTAACTGTATTTGTAATCACATATACAAAACCTTCACAGTTATCAGGTAAACTATCGATTACATTGCCTTTATAGGTCCATTCCATATAATGTTTATATTCATGCCTTAGTCAGTGCCTTTGTTTCTGGTTTTTTTATTTTTTGCGTATTCTTCGTGTATTTCTTTTTGCCTTTCTCTAGCTAATTTGATAATATTTCTTAAGTGCCTTCTGCTTGATCGGTGTGTTCTAAAACTGTGCCTGCTTTGAAATTTTATATTAGTATCGTAATATCTTAGATACTCTTTAACTAATTTTTCATGCGTTGTTTCTTCTTCGTTATTTGAGTCTTCAGTCATTCTACAACGTCCAAGTCTGTTGAATAAGAAGTAAATCCTGATTCTTTTATCACTTTGAGAACATGATTTACTCTTCCCACTAATTCATCTTTGTGTGAGATAAGAAAAACATTTTTTCTTCCTTCTCTACCCATGTGTTTGATTACACCTAGTGCATTTTCAACACCAGCTGAGTCCATACCGCTGTCTATCAGCTCATCGATAAACAATAAGTTGATATTTTGATATAGATTTTCCCATACGTCTCTAAATGCAAAACTTAATCCAAGTATAAGTCTATTACGTTCGCCTCGACTCAAATTATCAAAGTCTAAATCCTGTCCTAGTTGCGTAATTTCTACATTTAGATCATTTTGAAAAGCAACTTGATGCGGAAGTCCAAGTTTATTAAGATAAGATGTTAGTCTATTGTTTAAATATGCTAAATTTTGATCAATAATCTTCTTTCTTATGAAACTATCTTTGTTTGTAAGTAGTTTTAATAGAAATTCTTGGTGTTCTTGATAGTTTGTAAGTTCGTTTACAGTATTCCAATTAATTTCTTGAAGTGCCGTATTAGTTAATTCATCAATCTGAGCCTTATAAGGGTCAGTTTCGGCCTGTTTTGCTTCAAGACTTTGCAAAAGACTATCAATGTTTTGTCTATGTTCGTATGCTTCCTTCATAGATTCATAAAAAACTTTAGGCTTACTTGCTAATTCACCAATATCAGCGATATTTTTTTGTGTTTTATCAAGCGTTTCGATAATTTCTTGCAAATATTTTGCAGATTCGTTTAGCTCTTCGGTCTTTTTTGCAAGAATTTCTTGTTTTTTGTCGTCATGTAGTGGTTGATCGCAAGCATAACATACTGCGTCTTCGAGATCTTGAATATCTTTTTCTATTTTGTCTACGGTTTTTTGTGCTCTTTGGTGAGCAGACTCTAAAGCTACACGTTCTTTTTGTAAATTTTCAAGTTCAGTATTGGTTGTTTGCCAATTTTGTAGCTTTTCATGACTCTCAATTTCAGTATTAATGTCTAGTTTGCCTAATTCATCGATAGCAGCTTGTAATTTTTCAATATCTTGCTTTCTTTTTGCTTGCCAAGCACGTTGAGTACCACCTAAACTAGCAATTGTTTCTTCAATTTTCTCATTTGCTGACTGAATTGCATGGATTTTGTTAGTTTCTGAGTCAATATTAGTTTTTGTTTCTCTAATTTTTTCTTTTAGAACTTCAGCTTTTTCAGAAAGTATGGTAATACCGAGCAATTGTTCAATAATTGCACGCTGATCGTTAGTACGCATTGCTAAAAATGGCTCGGAATAGGTATTAAGCGCCACAATATGCTTAAACATATCGTGACTCATACCTAAAAGCTCATTAATCGACTCTTGAGTCTTGCGAGAGTCGCCTTGTGACTCGTCTGTAAGCTCTTGTTCTTCGTTGTTAACATAAAATTTAGTAAATGTTGGCGATCTACCACGCTCGATACGGTATTGAACATTATTTTTTTCAAAATTCAACGTTACTAACATGTGTTTTGAGTTAGTTTTGTTAATAAGGTTGTTTCTTTTGATATTAGTTAGTGCTTGGCCGTAGAGAGCGTAAGACAATGCATTAATTATTGTAGTTTTGCCCGTCCCGTTTCGTGATCCAGAATCATCACCTCCTTGGTCTAAGTTTTCACCAAGCACTAGAGTGAGCTGTTCTTGATCAAACCGCACTGCTTGGGTTTGATTTCCGACGCTCATAAAGTTTTTAACAGTTAAATCTTTTAAAATAATTGACATATACTAAAATTGTTTCGGATCAATACTAATTTCATTAATACAAATGTCTTTAGGTTGATCGATTATCCACTTAATATAGCTTACAGCGTTATCAATGTCAAGACATTTTCGATCAGGATGTTTATTTTGATTGTTAGATAACGTGCCAAAGCTTATATATGTTAATTTTGGTTTTTTATCCCATACTCCGCCGAGGGAAATAGAGTTAGAATAGTCTCTTAATGCTTTCTTTTCTGCATTGTATCTCCAAACTTTACCACTTTTAGTTCTATCGGTAGTACTGCCTATGGTAATAATATGAGGATTATGATCATTTTTTACGCAAGATTTATAAACTTCGTCTAATAAGTTTGTTTGATGAAATTTCCACAAAGCTGAACATATAATTATCACGCTATGATTGAGGGATTCTATGGCAAATCTATATTGTCCGTCATACGAGCACAAGTCGTAACCGGTAGTTCTGCTACAAAAAACAGCATCGGGGTACAATGTGTGCAGAGATTTAGCTACGCCAAACTCTTTATTTCCTGATATTAACATTATAAATCCTTGTAAATGTCTAAAAGCATTTTTTGATTAAATGCTTCAGAATCGATTGCAGTAATTTCTTTAGTAACAATTTCATCAACACTTTCAAACTTACTAATATCAAGTTCGGTAGATATTTCGTCTAATTGTTTTTGTGGTATGAGAGTAATTTCTCTACAATTGTGCTGTTTTATATAAGTGTCCTTAATAAAACTTGCTTCTTCGTAAGAAATTGGAATATCAATAGATACTCTAAGATACATTTTGTCTTGAATTATGTTGTTTTCGGGATCAAGTAACTGAGAAAGAGTAACAGTTCTGTATTTCGGACAGTTCGGCCAATCAATATAAATCGGTTCGCCGTTGTTTTCTCTATCTAAAACAACCATTCCTCGTTCATCGTCCCAAGCATCTGAGTAATTATGAGGGAAAGCATTGCCGATATAATGTATATTACCTTTAACTTGTCTTTTATGAAAGTGTCCACTGAAAACATATTTTTGATTTATAAAATGAGAAGCTCGTAAATCACCGTGTTCTGGCATTTGAACATGAGCATTCATTAAAAATGTAGGCAGTTCAAAATGACCAAACATATATTTTGATTTTGACTTTTCAATTTTCTTCCATTCAGGTCCAACTAACCACGGAACAAATGCTACATCTTCTATTTCGGTAAATTCATCTATTACTGTAATGCCTGGAATGTGTTTTGCAAAGGTTGTAGAAGTAACATCTCTACGATCTTTATAATATAAGTCGTGATTACCTACAAACATTATTACATTGTCAAACGAATTGCCTAATTTTTCTAAACATCTTACCGTTGTGTCTAGTGTAGACAAGTTTACACTACTTCGATTATGATGCCAGTCGCCACAAAAGATAGCAGTTTCGCAATTGTTATCTTTTGCTGTATCAATAAACCAATCAACAAATTCTTCACAATCTTGATTATGTATTTTACTATTGCTTTTTAAACCGAGATGTATATCAGTAAAGATAGCTGCTTTTTTAAACAAAATTACCTCATATAAATTATAGTTTAGTATAAAATAACTTTAAAAAAAGGTCAACTTTTTTGTGATGAATTATTTGCATCCCATTCACGTTGGCTTTGCCTAGTATAGCTCGGAGTCATGTCGTTCATTTCTAAAATATCATCTCTTATATTTTGATTACGTTTTTCTAAGTTTATGACACGAACAAAAGAGTTTGTTACAGCAGCAGTATAGTAAGCAAAAGGATTTTGACTTTTTGATTCGTCAAATTGTAACCCTATTTGAGTTAATTGTAAGATCGCTTGTCCACGCATTTCGTCATTATATGTATAGCCTCTTACATTTCCTCTAGTTGCATATCTTTCACATAGTTTCATCCACATGTGAGCAAGCTTATTGGTAACTTTTCCGCTTTGTTTGTTAAAATACCCGTTTTCCATACCGCCTTCCCAATGACTTTTGCCTACACACACTAAATCATCGTTTTCGTTAAACTTGTAATGTTGATATGGCGGAAAATTTAATTTTGTTTTTGTGTCAGCAACTGTTTTTGGCGTTTTTTTACGACCTGGTTCGTCAGGTATATGATTATAAGTCATTATTCTAAAAACTAAGTCTTTTTTATCTATTTTTTTCCAGTTGACTTCGAAATCAGCTAACTTAACTTTTTGTCCTTGGGCCTTAGCAGCGTCAAAGTTTTGATTTTGAATTCTTTTTGCTTTATTTCTTTTTGCTTCGGCTATAGTTCTAATGTTTATTTTTTGCAGTCCTTCGTCTAGGGTACCGTGCGGACCTTGTAAAGGGATGATCAAATCATATTGATGAAAATCATCTTCAGTGTAACTGCAAAAACTACTTTTTGATTTGTGTATTTCGGATAAAATATCCTTGTTGTTTAAATAATTGTGTTTTCTCATTTAAAAAGTTTATTCCTAATAATGTATTTATTATAAAATATACGTATGTTTTTGTCAACTAAATACTACTACAAGTAAGGAAAACAAATGGCAGTTGAGTTTGTAGAAAATCCATCAGCAGAAGCACAAAGTAGAGTAGGTAGAAATCCTACTGAATCGCCTAATACATATACAGGAAGTTCTGTGTCGTATGGCGATAATACAAATAATATAGATGAATTATCAGATACAGAAAATTATGATTCAAAAACATTCGTAAGTAACATTCGTCGAAGAAATATACCTCCTGGTGCTAACCCAACACCGTTGCCTTACAACATTGCTTCATGGAAGGCATCAGGTGCTCCGGACTGGCGAGTGAAATTAAGTATTCCTTCTGGCGTAAGTTTTGGACCTTTGCACGGTTCATTATCTAAGACTGGAGGTTGTATGTGGCCTTATACGCCAACTATAAACTTTGGTACAGGTGCTGTGTATTCAGAAATGACACCAACACATGCTCTTTATCCGTATGTTGTGTATCAGAACAGCATGGTCCAAGATATTAACATTGCAGGAACATTTACCTGTCAGAATGCCGAAGAAGCGACATATATAATTGCTGCACAGCATTATTTAAAAACTGTAACTAAAAGTGCTTATGCTAATAGTGCTTTCCAAGGATCACCGCCGCCTGTTGTGTTTTTAAATGGGTACGGACAGTTTATGTTTCAAAATGTGCCAGTAGTAATTACATCGTGGAGTATAAATTTACCTCAAGACGTTGATTATATACAATCTACGGTTGGAACTTATGCACCAACTAAATGCGAAATACAAGCTAATTGTAAAGTTGCATACAGCAGAAGCAAAACACAATCATTTAGCTTACAAAGCTTTGCAGCTAGCGGCGGAGGAGGTTTTCTATGACCACTCTATATGATAAGGTAAAGTATACAACTACTAGTCCTTATTTTAAAACGGAAGTTAAAAATAACGAATATCTAAGTTACTTAACAATACGACCGGTGCCTGCAAGGGCAAACGATGTTTTATACACAATAGAAGTTCAGTATACACATAGACCAGATTTGTTAGCTTATGATTTATATGGTACTCCGGATTTATGGTGGGTTTTTGCACAAAGAAATTTAAATGTAATAAGAGATCCTATATATGATATAGAAGCAGGAGTCCAAATATATTTGCCACAGAGTCAATTTATAAAAGATACTATCGGAGCATAAATGTCTAAAATTAGAACAAATGCAAATATTACAGATGGCGCAACAAGTTTAGACAATGTATCACGTTCAACTTCGGGCGATTCGTGGAGATCATGGACTGCGTCTAGTCCTGATGAATTTTTCTATCTTCGTGAATCAGGAAATATAAGAACTAGCACTGGTGCATCTTCTAGCGGTGGCGGCGGTGGCGGAGGAGGCGGAGGAGGAGGTCCTTCGATTAACCCATTGCATAAGTTTGCAACTTATAGTTGGATGTGGTCATTAAATGTTTTAAGTGTTGAGCAAACAAATAATCCTGAATCTATTTTTAAAGGAAAAATGTTTAGAGCCGGTATAACTGTAGCTGAAGACATGGGTGGTTCTGATTATCATTTTGATAATGTGAAAATAAAAAGTATTATATCAGCAACAAAAGGACAAAGAGGAACAAGTGCTTTAACATTTGCATTTGACATTGTAGAGCCGTATAGTTTAGGTAATTTTTTGAAAGACTTAGATACCGCAGCTCAAAGACAAGGTTTTAAAAACTATGTTGAAGCCGGAATGATGCTAGCAGTTAAATTTGACGGTTGGAAAGATGATGGTAGCTATGAACAAGTCGGACCTTACAATTTCATTATAAAATTAGTACAGGCAAAATTTACAGTAACAGAAGCTGGCACAGTTTACCAATGTTTAGCAGTTGCTTGGAATGATCAAGCGTTTAACGACGAAGTAGCTACTGTAAAGGCGTCTGGAACTATTGCAGGCAGGACAGTACAAGAAATATTATCAACTGGAAATAATAGTTTACAAGCTATATTAAATGAACAAGAGCTAAAACAGGTTGAAAAAGGTGTACAAAAAGAAGCAGATCAATATTTTATTGTGTTTCCTAAAACAGAAACGTCAGCTGAAGAAGCAGCAATATTAGGGACTGCTAGTGCAGGACTTACTGATAACCCTATTGACATCATTCAGCAATGGGAATCCACCAAAGGCGGAGAGAGCACCGGCGACGAAGGACAATACAATCTTCAAAATTTTGGAGGTGATGTTAAAACACTCCAATTAGGGGTTTCAAAATCGGCACACAGTCTAGGGCCTACTATAAGAGCTTTTTATGACGGAAATGTTAACAACATAGGGTTAGCTGAATTAAAGAAAAATCCCGAAGACCCTGCAATAGTTATAAACACAAATTTTGATAACTCACAATCTACTGATGATCCAATGGTTCATGATACAAAAAATTCTAGGGTACCTTTAGATGTTGCTGGCACGCAAATTAGCCATAGTCAAAAAATTGTTAATGTTATTGAACAAGTTATTTTAGCAAGTAAGTATGGAAGAGAAGAAGGAGCATGGAAACCGCCTGACGGAAATAACAAGATAGAATGGTTTAGAATAACTGCATTTGTTTTAACTACTAACGGACCTAAGGAAGACGAGACAGGCAGAAAAGGAAAAATTTACATTTATCGGGTCATTCCGTATAAAGCCGCAGCTAATAGAATTGCATCTCCAGGTTCAAAAGGCAAAGGCGGCGGCTCACCAGCTAGGGTATATGATTATATCTATACAGGAAAAAATACAGATATCTTAAAACTAGATTTAGATTTTAATGCAACATTTTATGTACCCGTCGGGCATGATTTAGGTCAAAATGAACAATCTAGATTGTCTGGTTTTGCAGCGGGTCAAACTGATATGGATCCGATGACTTTGTTAAAATATAAGCAAGGAAGCGCAGGCGGCGACGAAGACTCATTAACCAGTTCTCAAAAACGATCAGATAGCCCAACAAGAAGTTCAGGCGGACAGCTTTTTCAACATCCAGAATCTGCTCTAAATAGATATTGGCATGAAACATTGATGAATTCAAAAGTTGACTTGTTGAAACTGAATGTAGTTGTACACGGCGATCCATACTTTTTAACAAGTACCGGAGCTGGAAATTTTATTGACAGCGGATCAGTAAATGAAACATCACTTGGTCAAATAGAATATATACGAAGTGAAGCAGATATACGTATAAATTTTGAAACGCCTTATGATCTAGGAGTGCCTTGGATGACCACGTCTCAGTACAAATTTACGGGAATGTATCAAGTGTTAACTATAGATTCTAGTTTTACTAAAGGTGAAGGTTTTAGACAGAATTTATTATGTTTACGACATAGGCAACAAGGTGACGGAACAAGTTCACCTTTGCTAGAAGAAGGTGATATTTCTAATTCTACCACAATAGCTGATCAACCTGGCACTAATATTCACGGAGGGCCATAATGGCACAAGAAAAAGACACTACATCTGCTAGAGCGCCGACTAGTGGTAGTACTGATCCCGGTATATACATTGGTAGAATTTTAAATCCAATTGACGGTAAGCGAATGGGCGAAATGCGTGTTCAACTGCTGAGTTCAGGTAAATCAGGTACTACTGGTGGTAGCAACGTAGAAGCAATTAATGCTATACCTTTACTACCTATTGGTGGCCAATTACCATCTAGTGGTCTTACAAAAAACGATCAATATGATTATAATCAACAAAGTTACGGTTTATGGGGCATACCTCCTGACTTTGGAGGATTTTGTATTGTGCTAGTCACTGAAGGAGGCGACGGTAAAGCATTTATCGTAGGATACTTTCAAGATGAGATGATGAATGCTAATATGTTTAATAACCTAGAAGCAGAGTACAATAAAAAAATTAGACCACCGGCAGTATACGATCCTGACACTAATGAACGTCAGTTAAACAACATGTCTCCTTTTAAAGGAAGCGGAACATATGCTGATAGAGTAAAATTAGAAAAAGTCAATGGTTTATGGGCTGATCCTGATCGTGGACCTCAAACAAGTGGTCCTAGGAGAGATGCTATACCTATGGTACAAGGTTGGAGTTCGCCAGGACCATACAAATATGATGGACCTAAATTAAATAGAACTCCAGAAGAGGTAGGACAAGTAATTAATGAATTACCTTTTAGTCGCCTCGGAGGTACTAATATTGTATTTGATGACGGAAATCCGGGCTTATATCGAACTACACTTGCTAAAGATGGCAAACGAGAATATGTACCAGCACCTGGCGGTGAACGTACAGTACCTCATAGTGAACAATTTAGGATAGAAACTCGTACAGGACACAAAATTATTTTACATAATAGTGAAGACTTTATTACTATTATTCATTCTAATGGCGACAGTTGGATGGAATTTACTGCAAATGGTAAAATTGATGTTTATTCTAGAGGAGGAATAAGCATGGGTACAGAAATGGACGAAAAAGCATCAATTAATTTTCATGCTCATCAATTCAATGTAGAAGTTAACGAGTTTAATATTAGCGCTAAAAACGAAATTAATATAGAGCAAAGACCTGATCCGGGGGCAGAACCTACTTTTGCTTTGAGAATTAAAGATGGAAAATTTGATATTCAATCAACTAAAGGGATTGATATCGAAAACAAACAAGGCGATGTAACTGGCCCTACTGACTTTAAATTACAATTTGATCAAGCTGCGGGTGCTTTTAATTTTAATCCTAATTCACAAACACAAATGAATGTAGCAGGCCAAAATTTTGCAATAACTGGAAACATGGCCATTGGCGGCGGCTTAGAAGCAGATACTGATAATTTATTACCGATAGGAGACATACCGTCGACTCAACAAATGCAATATTCCGAGCTTCCGATGGTTAAAGATTTGCCAGAAAGCATTTCGTTGATCGATGACGAAAAAACTTCTTATGGTGACTATTCAACAATGAAATCTGTTCTTGGTCGTGTGCCAAGAAAACATCCTTGGCGACATCAAGAAAATTTAGATCCTGAACAATATAAGCCTGAAAAAATTCTGTTCGGTGGTCCTGCACCTAAAGATTCCGAACCAGTGTACGCAAAAAGTTCTATTAGCGATACTGGTATAGCAGCCAAAAAAGTTCATGAAGAACGAGGAGGATACTAATGCCTAGATTAGAAAAAAAATTATATAAAGAAGTTGTAGTACCTTCAACTAGTAGCTTTGATTACGGATTACCTGGAAAAACGTATGTAGGGTTTAGTACAACTGATCCTAATAGAAAAACTGCTACAATATATGATTTAGAGTGTATAAAACAAGATATTATAAATCATTTTCATATAAGACAAGGTGAAAAATTATCAGATCCTACCTTTGGTACTATTATATGGGACGTGCTATTTGATCCGCTAACTGATGTTTTAAAAGAAGCAATTACAAAAAACGTTACTGAAATCATAAACTTTGATCCTAGAGTGTCAGTCGACAAAATTATAGTCGATCAGTACGAGCACGGTATACAAATAGAAGCAAATTTAACATATAAGCCTTATAATTTGACAGAATTTCTACAACTTAGATTTGATAATAGAGCAGGATTTATTGCACCTACCACACAAAACATTGTAAGAGAGTCTATACCTAGTACTGCAAATCTAGTTTAAAAACCCTGGTTTTTTGCAAGATAAATACTATATTAAGAGGACCTAGTAATGTCAACAACTGACAGACAAAATAGATTGCTAGTCGCTGAGGACTGGAAACGTATCTATCAAAGTTTTAGAAATGCTGATTTTTTGTCTTATGATTTTGATAATCTAAGACGGACAATGATAACTTATCTTAGAAAAAATTATCCAGAAGATTTTAATGATTATATTGAATCTAGCGAGTATATTGCTCTTGTTGATTTAATTGCATATTTGGGACAGGCTTTTTCATTTAGAACAGACCTTAATGCTAGAGAAAACTTTCTTGAAACTGCAGAAAGAAGAGAAAGTGTTTTAAGACTAGCTAGACTATTAAGCTATAATGCAAGTAGAAACAAAGCAGCAAATGGTCTTTTGAAATTAATTAATGTTGCAACTACTGAAAATATTGTAGACTCAAACGGATTTAATTTAGCAGGTGTACAAGTTACATGGAACGATTTAACAAATGATAATGCAAATGAACAATTTACAAAAATTTTAAATGCAGCACTTCCGGTAAATGCAGGCATTGGCAATCCAATAGCTAAAAGTACAATAAGCAAAATCTATACAGAACAATACAGATTTAACTCAAACAATAATGACTTACCTATTTTTACATTTACTAGAAATGTAAACGGCGTGAACAAAAAGTTTGAAGCGGTAAGTACTGGAATAAAAGAAAACAGTGTAATCGAAGAAGATCCGTATCCTACTAACAAGTTTTCTATAATATATAGAGATGACGGTAAAGGGAAAGCAAGTAATAATACAGGCTTTTTTGTACATTTTAGGCAAGGAGAATTAGTTGACGGTAAGTTTAACCTAGAAAATCCTACATCTAATCAAGTTGTAGCAATCGACGAAACAAATATTAATGAAACAGATGTATGGTTATATAAGTTAGACGAGAACGACATTGAGCAAGAACTTTGGACAAAAGTAAGCTCAGTTGAAGGAAATAATGTAATCTATAATAGTATAGAAAAAGGTGTAAAAAATATTTACAGTATTTTGCCGAGAATCGAAGACAGAATTAGTTTAGTATTCGGTGACGGGGTGTTTGGAAATATTCCAAAAGGCAATTTCAAAGTTTATTATAGGATAAGTGATCCTTCTACTACACTAGTAACGCCTAATAATTTAGGTACAGTAGTTATTAGTTTTCCGTACATAAGTCACACAAATAAAGCGGAAACATTAACATTAACATTTAAATTAAGATATAATGTTGATAATGCATCTGAGGCAGAATCTAATGAAGATATAAAATCTAACGCACCAAGTAATTACTATACACAAAATAGAATGATTACAGCTGAAGACTATCAGATTGCTCCGCTAGTACGAAACCCAGAAGTGATAAAGACTAAAAGTGTTAATAGAGTAAGTAGCGGAATAAGCAGATATTTAGATCTAATCGACAGTTCTGGAAAATATTCTAAAACAAATCTATTAGGAACCGATGGTGTAATTTACAAGCAAAACTATAGCAAAAAAAGCAATTTTAGTTTTACTACCAAAACAGATATTGAAGGTGCTATTAGTAATGTGATTTTACCTATATTAAAAGATTATAATTTACGGAATTTTTATTACAACGAATTTCCTAGTAACAATTTATCTGGAAATAATATAACTTGGAATAGTTCTACATCTAAAACAAATCAAAATGTAGGAACATTTGTAGATAGCAGCAATGCAACGCTTTTGATAGGTGCATTTTCAACAAGTTCAACTAGGGTATTAACACCAAATTCTTTAGTAAAGTTTACAGCACCTGATGGATATCATTTTATGAATGATAATTCATTAATGCAGGGTACAGCAAATCACATAGGCGCAAAAACATCTATTTGGACAAAGATTGTCACTGTTAATAATGATAGTACAGTAAAATTAACTGATTTCATTCCTACAGGAGCAGTTGTAGACAGGGTTATTACAAAATTAAGTTCAATAATACAAGAAGATGTTCAAACAGAAATAATAGACCAGTGCTTTGATAAAAATACATTTGCCTTGCGATACGATGTTAATTTAATGCAATGGAAAATTGTAACACTAGATAATATAGATTTAGTATCTCCTTTTTCCATATCAAAGTCTGGAAATGAAACTAGTCAACAAGCTGATAACAGCTGGTTAGTACTTTTTGAATATACTGGCTCTAGATACGAAATTACCTACAGGTCTAGTAAGTTTGTTTTTGAAAGTCCGAATGAAATAAGATTTTTTTATGATTCGTCTGATAAAGTTTTTGATTCAACATCAGGCAAAATTGTAAAAGACAAAATTTCTGTTTTAAGTTTTAACACCAAACCAGACAGTTTAGAACAATTTACTCAAGATTATGATTGGGAAATTATAGCAAAAGTTAGAGATTCTGACGGTTATGTAGATGCTAGTAAAATAGAAATTACTTTTTTTGATAGCGACGAAGATGCAGTAGTTGATAATCCTGAACTATTTGATTTGATCGTAAATGACAGTGTTAATGAAAATAGTAAACTTATTTTTAGAAAAAAACAAGTGAATATCGACGGTAGCGAACAATATTTGTATTTTGATAATTCTCAAAGCAATATAATTGTATTTAACGAAAAATTAAGTTTACAAACTACTACAGTGTACGATGACGGCCAAATATTTTATTTTGTAAAAGAAGATTTATTCCAAGTTCTTAATAAAGAGTCTAACACTCTTTTGACATCTAATGACTATGTTGCAAATAAAGGCAGGGATAATTTAAAGTTTTTATATGTACACGCAGCAGATGCAGACAAGAGATTAGATCCTAGTTTGACTAACATAATAGATATTTACATGCTTACTAAAAGTTATGATACGCAATTTAGATTATATCTAGCTGATCAAGTTTTATTACCTAAGCCGCCTAGTAGTGATCAGCTATTTTTAAATTATAGTGACGAACTTAACAAAATAAAATCTATAAGTGATGAAATTGTTTATCATCCGGTAAAATATAAAATTTTATTTGGAAATAAAGCTGATACAAATTTGCAAGCAACTTTTAAAATTGTTAAAAATCCTGAAGCTGTTATTAATGAAAATGATTTAAAGTCTGAAACTCTTTCTGCAATTGATAGATTTTTTGCGATTGATAACTGGAACTTTGGCGATACTTTCTATTTTTCAGAACTATCTGCTTATGTAATGCAAGAACTTACTCCTAATTTAGTTACATTTGTAGTCGTTCCGTCAAATACTACCGATGTCTTTGGTAGTTTATTTGAAGTAAAAGCTGAATCAGATGAGATTTTTATAAGCGGAGCAAGAATTGCAGATATTGAAGTAATTGATGAAATTACAGCATCTAAACTAAATGCTAATGGCGTAATTTCTACGTCTACAACTACTGTAAATTCAGGTGTTCAAAGTTCTACACTAACAATTAATAACACAAGTACTAGTAGCGGAGGAAATAGTTACTAATGGCGTACGACAATTCACAAAATGAACCTATTTTACCTAATAAAAATTTAAATAATAGCCGTAAAAGCGCAAATCATTTACCTAAGATTTTTAGAACTCCTAGTAATAATAAATTCCTCTCGGCTACTTTAGACCAAATGATACAACCTGGGGTAATTGATAAAATTAATGGGTTTGTTGGGAGAAAAACTGCTAAGGCTTATAATGCAGCAGATGTTTATATTTCTGATGTTAATACGCAACGACAAAATTATCAATTAGAACCAGCTAGTGTAATAAAAGATGACTTAGACAACGTTACATTATATCGTGATTACAACGATTATATGAATGTGTTAGCAAATTCTAATAAAGCAGTAAAAAATGATGGCATAGTTAACGAGCAAGAGTTCTACGCATGGAATCCTCATATAGATTGGGATAAATTTACAAATTTTAGGGAATATTATTGGTTACCAACAGGTCCACAAGCTATTTCAATTTTTGGCAATAGTAAAGAAGTAGAAAGCACATATACGGTTCGTCTATCCGATAACTTAGATTCGTACAGTTATATTTTCACTCCGGATGGTAGTACACCTAATCCTACTTTAACTTTATACAGAGGTGTAAAGTATAAATTTGATGTCGATGTGCCTAATTTTCCTATTACTTTTAGAACAAAACTTACTGATTCTAGTGAATTTGATCTAGATAGTTCTACCATTCTTTTGTATGACGGAGTTGATATACAAGGGCTAGAAACCGGCAACGTTACTTTAGAACTTAGTACGTCTGCTCCTGACAGTTTATGGTATGTATCAGCTACAGATATAAATGTTCATGGTAAAATAATTGTAAAAGATATACAAGACAGTGCTTTTATAGATGTAGAAAAAGAGATTATAGGAAAAAAGACTTATAAATCTGGAAATGGCGTTACATTTAGTAATGGAATGAAAATAAATTTTGCTGCTGAAGTTGAGCCTGCATTTTATAAAAATAGAAATTTTTACGTAGAGGGTGTAGGCGATAAAATTCAACTTATAGAAGAAGCTTTGCTCAATGTATCTACTAGTTTTACAGAAGAAATTGTAGATAATTTTGATATTCAAAATTTTGATAATTTGCCGTTTAGTACAGCATTAGGTTATGCAGGACAAAAAGATTATATAGTAATTAACAGAAGTGCAAAAGACGGAAACTTGTGGTCAAAGTATAACAAATGGTTCCATAAAAGTGTAATTGAGCAAAGTGCACAATACAATAATCTTCCTATAGTAATAGATGAAACAGCTAAAGCTAATAGACCTATTATTGAATTTGAAAGCGGTTTAAAGTTATATAACTTTGGCTCTCAAGAAAAACAAGCTGTTGATTTACTTGACGATATTACAACTGATGTTTTTTCTACTATTGAAGGTAGCATAGGTTATAATATAGACGGAGTAGATGTTGCAGACGGACAAAGAATACTTTTTACAAATGACAAAGATAGTTTAGTAAAAAATAGAATTTTCAAAGTTAAGTTTATAACATACGATGGCACTATAGCTGATGATGCAAATGTAAGCGGCCGTAGACAAATTACTTTACAAGAAGAAGACGACAGTGTTTCAAAAAATAATGAAACAGTTTTAGTAAAGCAAGGCAGTAAACACGGAGGCACAGTATTTCATTTCAAAAATAATAGCTGGGCACTAGGACAAAGTAAGGACAAAGTAAACCAAAGTCCATTATTTGATATGTTTGACGAAAATGAATATAGTTTTTCTGATGTAACTATCTATCCGTCTAATACATTTACTGGTACGAAAATTTTTAGTTATAAAAGAGGCACCGGCACAAACGATGTTGAATTAGGATTTCCGCTAACTTATCGAAATATTAATAATGTTGGAGATATTGTGTTTACCTCCGACATTAGTAATGACACTTTTTCCTATTCTGATAATGAAGATGTTATTACATTATCCATATCTGATGGATATTTACATAGATACAATTCATTGGATACTTATGTACATGAGACTAATTGGAAAAAAGTAGATTCGAGTGAACAATTTGTTATACAACAAAAAGTATTTGACAGTACTTTTATTAATATTTTAATAGATGAATACAATAATAGCTGGGATTTTGTAGACGAAATGGAAATTATTGTTTACAAAAATAATCAGTTATTAATTAAAGATAAAGATTTTACATTATCGCAACATTCCACTAACCATATACAAATTAATTTTACATCTGCCTTGAAAGAAAATGACATCATTTTAACCAAGACAAAATCTAGTGCAGAAAAAAACAGTAAGGGATATTTTGAATTTCCTTATGCCTTAGAACGTAACCCACAAAATGAAAATCTTATAGATTGCACATTAGGTGAAATAAACGATCATGTGCAAACAATTACTGAAAATACAGCAGATTTTATTGGCGCATTTCCGGGCACAAGTAACTTGCGGGACTTAGGCGGGTTAAGCCAAAATGGCAGACGCTTCTTGCAACATAGTGCACCTACTAACCTTTCACTATTCCATTTTACAGAAAAAGAATATAGTGTAGTTAAAAGTATTGAATATGCAAAAAATGAATACTACATGTTCAAAAAACAATTTTTATCTATTGCTGAAAATTTAGGTTTTTCTGGACCTGTAGACATACATGTGACTAAGATTTTACAAGAAATAAACAAAAGCAAAAAAGAAACAGATTCATTTTATTTTAGTGATATGGTTCCTCAGAGTGCTTATGTTAAAACTGATCATGATGTCGAAGATTCTGACGAAATTTATTTCCCACTTAGCTCAAGTTTTAGTTTAACTGATCCTAGTTATAAAGCAGTTTTAATTTATAAAAATAACGAACAATTAATTCATGGCAAAGACTACACTTTCAATACAGAAGGGTATGCAGTAGTAACAGCTACTAAACAACCATTAGATATAATAACCATATATGAATACGAAAATACATTTGGAAATTACATACCGCCAACACCGACTAAATTAGGATTATATCCAGCATTTGAGCCAATGATGTACGAGGATACTACTTTTTTAGAAACTCAAACAGTAATTCAAGGGCATGATGGAAGTATTATTTTAGCGTTTGGCGATTATAGAGATAATCTAATTTTAGAATTAGAAAAAAGAATTTTTAACAATTTAAAAGTAAAATACGATCCTTCATTATTTAATATGGATAGTGTGCGTCCTAGTTACTATAATAAAAATAGTCTTGCGTTTAACGAAGTTAATAAATCGTTATTAGCAGATTTTGTACATTGGGCAGCCAATACTTCGTATGATTACACAAAGCAAGATTTTATAAGAGATAATAGATTTACTTATAATTATAGCTCTAGTTTCAACGACCAAAATGTATCATTGCCGGGCTTTTGGAGGGAAATTTACAAGTATTATTATAATACAGATAGACCACATACTCATCCATGGGAAATACTTGGCGAAACAATAGAACCAATTTGGTGGCGAGATACCTACGGCGAAGCTCCCTACACAAAAGATAATTTTTTAATGTGGGAAGATATTGAAAATGGTGTATTACGTCAGCCTAACCAAAGAGTAATATTTAAAAAAGAGTTTATTAGAAAAGGCTTAACTAAAATTTTGCCAGTCGACGAGCACGGGGGGTTAGTATCACCATTAGAAATAGGCCTAGTGTCAAAATACAATTCAGAGTTCATAGAACAGCCGTGGATTTTTGGTGACGGCGGGCCAGTTGAAGCAGCATGGAGACGATCGAGCAACTTCGTTTTTGCTTTATTAAAGGCGCTAGTTTTAAATAAGCCAAGTAAAGCATTTGGGACAGGATTTGATAGGGTTAACCAAGTTAGAAATAAAGCAGGTAATATTATTTACAAGCCTTCTAATAAACGTATTGAATTGCAAGACATTATATTCCCAACATCAGTTGATGAAAACCAAACACAGTATACAAGTGGTTTGGTAAACTTAATTGGTGAATTTGTAAAATCAAATGTAGATCAATCGTATAATGATTACAAGAATAAGGTTAAATCTATAAAAAATCAGTTAGGTTTTAAACTAGCTGGGTTTACAGATAAGACCAAATTAAAATTAATTTTAGATAGCCGGACACCTCTTAACAAAGGAAATGTTTTTGTACCTGATGAAAACTATCAAATATTTGTTAATGAGAGTTCTCCTATTGAGTTACTTAATTACAGCGGCATAATTATCGAACGCAGGCAAGAAGGTTTTTTAATTAAGGGATATAGTAACCAAAAAGGATATTTTAATACTCATCCTATTTTACAAAAAAGTAAAACTATAGATATAAATGTAGGAGGCATAAGCGAAAGTTTCCTAGAATGGAATAGTAACAATTTCTACACCAAAGGTGTGATTGTAAGATATAATTCTTCTTATTATAGATGTACGGTTGATCATAAAGAAGAAGATTTTCTAAATACTAATTTTGTTAAATTGCCTAATTTGCCTGTAATCGGTGGAAGAAACGTACAAATACCAACAGTGTTTAACACAAATAATGTAGTAGAAGTGCCATATGGCACTCTTTACTATACAATTCAAGAAGTAGTAGACTTTATTGCTTCCCATGCATCTTATTTGAAAAATAAGGGTTTTGTTTTTGATTACTTTGACGATAGTGTTGGTAAAATTTTAGATTGGAATCATTCAATTCAAGAATTTGTATTTTGGACTTTATACGAGTTAGACGAAGGATCAGCTATTGCTCTTAGCCCAAGTTCAAACTTATTACAATTTGTAAGTGAAAAAAGTGTAGTATCTAATGTACTTGACGGACCTAATGATTACACATTGTTAAACGCTACTGGCAACATACAAGATTTTGATAACGTCTTTGTTCAAAGATACAACAATGATTTTTCGATGTACTTGTCTGATGAAAATGGTGCAGGAATATATTATATTGAACTACCAATGACACAAACTGAACATGTTGTGTTATTAGATAACAGTACTGTGTTTAATGATATAATTTATGATACAGTGCCTGGATATAGGCAAGAAAGATTACAAATTCTAGGTTATAGAACTGATAATTGGTCAGGAAATATAAACATACCTGGTTTTATATACAATGATTCAACAGCAAAAAATTGGGAAGAGTACCAAAATTATATAGTGGGTGATTTAGTAAAATATAAACAGTACTATTATATTGCAAAAGATAATGTAGAGGGATCAAATTTATTTAATGAGTCTGACTGGGTAAGTATAGGCGATAAACCTAGACAAGGCCTTTTACCTAATTTTGAGTATAAAAGTAATCAGTTTACTGATTTTTATGATTTAGATAGTGATAATTTAGATACCGAACAACAAAAATTTGCACAACATTTAATCGGTTATCAAAAACGAGATTATCTAGAAAATATTATCAATAATAGTGTAAGCCAGTATAAGTTTTACCAAGGAATGATATTAGAAAAAGGCACAAAAAATTCCTTAAATAAATTATTTAATGTGCTTTCTAGTAACGATAAAGATAGCTTAGAATTTTATGAAGAATGGGCAATTAGAAACGGCCAATATGGTGGTACTAATATTGTAGAAGAGTTTGAATTTAATTTAGATGAATCACAATTTATAGTGAATCCGCAGCCTATACTTTTAAGTTCAACAAATAGCAGTAATGATACTGAAGTTGTTTATAGAGTTAAGCCATTTGATATTTCAGTTAAGCCTACTAATTATAATAATCTACCGTTTCCGTCTAAAGAAATCACAAACATATATACAAATGATGTTGGATATGTTCATAAAGCAGACGTAATTAAAACCTTATCAAATTTAAATGAGCTAGTTGCAACTAAAACTAGTGAAATTAATCAAGGAAATTTTGTTTGGGTAGGCGATTATAATGATAGCTGGAGTGTATTGCAACACATAAATGCTAATTTAACTTTACAAAAAATTTCTAATAACACCTTAATTTTTTCCGAAATAGTAAGTAATATTAGTCAAGGTGATATTATTGGAATAGATAATGTATATTTTACATCAGTTAACGAAAATGTAGTGTTAGCTGATTCTACGAAATATTTAGAATCTAATACTTTACTATCTAATTTTGCTTATTTCTTAAAAGTTAGTAGTGTTGATAAAAACAAAATTACTTTAGAAATTCCAACAATACTTCAAGATAGTTTTAACACAGACTATGATGTTGATAATGCAACTATTACAAGATTCGAACCGTTTAGGTTTACTACTGTAGATAACGCAAATAAAGCGTTACAAAAATATTATGAGCCAGCAACAAAACTATGGATAGACAACATAGTAGATAACAAATGGAAAGTTTTAGAAAATACAAATAGCTATTCGCTTGTTGAAAATTTAAAAGGACCGACCGATCACGAATATTCTAAATCATTTGGTAGTGTAATATCTAGTAATGTTGCTAATAATGTAATGGTTGTTGGTGATTATCTTAACGAAAACGGTAAAGTTTTTGTTTATCGTCGTCAAAATTCTAAAAAAGGATGGTATCTTTCACAAACAATTGAGCCTTCGAACTATGCTGATCCTAATCAAGAGTTCGGTAAAACAGTAAGTGTTAGTGATGATGCGAAATGGTTAATAATAGGGTCGCCTGCTGCATCTAATGTAAAATCAAATTACAAAGGTGATTTTTCAGTAGATACTGCTTATAACGCAGATGACATAGTGTTTTATAGCGAAAGATTGTGGAAAGCAAAATTTGATTTACTTTCAAGTTCGGCGGGTGTAAATTTCAATACGTTTGACAGTGTAGTACAAAATGTATTTGATTTGAATGAAGAAAATACACAATCAGATAAAAATGACATAATTTATGTAGGAAATTATTCAATACCGTTTGGCACAACTGTAACTCCGTTTGAACAACCAGTTGATCATATATTAGTAAGAGCGCCTGCGGCTCTATACAATAATACTTTGTCAGATACTGAAAATTGGCAAGTAAAGTTGCAGTGGAACTTGCTAACTTTAGGCAATCAAGATCAAAATACATTAGTAGAAGTACAACCGTTTAATAATCAATATGCAGCCAGTGTTTCTAATACATCGCTAACAGGAATAAAAGACATAGAAAGTAGTATTGATATTGTTCTATTCTTTGATACTTTACCTGTTGTACCGTCAGTGGGCGAAACAATTCAAACGAGCACAGGCACAGGAGTTGTTGATTATGTTTACGGTAACGAAGATGCAAAATATGTTATGTATATTACAAACGTTACTGGTAGTTTTAACACAACCGACTCTGCTTTTAGAGCTTCGGGCGAATTCATAGGTGACTTTGAAAAACAGTTAGACACCGACGGCACTGTATATGGTGGTTTTTGGAAAATTTCTACTACTTCGTTCACGCCAACTTATGCCAGCGGATTATCAGATAGCGGTCGAGGACTAGTTTTTGTAGATATGTCAAAAACAAATGATTTTACAAATGTATATTATAATATTTTTGATACAAATACAACTGTAATTGATAGTGAAAATAATAAAAACAGTTACATTAGACCGTTGAGTAATGTTGGGTTCCCAAATGTAAACGGAGTCAATGGTGAAATTTTAAGTACTAGATACGTAATTAGAGCACCTAAATTACTAACTGATACTCTAAGCAACGATGATACTATAAACTTATTTGTTAATGAATTACCAAACTATAACAATGGCGTAGAAAATCCATTATCGTCAATAAATTTATCACCAGATGAAGTAAACGGGCTAATAACTGTAGATGATTTATGGGATGGATATATTCAATTATCTTTTACTAAGTTTCAAACTAATGGTACTCCTTATGAACCAAAAATAGGACAGACTATTAGAGATATGAGAACCGGTGCAACCGCTAGAGTTGAATATTATCAAAGAGATAATCTTGATGCAACATTATTTGTATCTAATGTTACAGGAAATTGGAGCAAGGGTGAAGATTATAATGATCTTTCTGAAATTGAATTTTTAGGAAATCCAAGTGATCCGTTAGGTGTATATCAAATTGACCGAGAAATGGGCGATATACAGTTTATTTCTTTAGGTTCGAGTACAATAGGTAAGTTAATTGTAGTTGATACCCAAAGCGACATAGAACTAGTAGAATCAGCAAATAGTTTTTCTAGATTAGAAAATGCAGAATATTATTTTTATACTGCAAGAGAAGTAAGCGGTGAACCAATTTCTTTAAGTGCTCCTAGTATTTTAAATGCAAACTGGGCACAAACTTTTAGTATACCTGCAGACGAAAACGGTACTTCTAGTGCATACACTAATCAAGGAATGTATTCTTTATATATGCTTAACGGTAGTCTTTATGCAGAATACGGATCATATGTGACTTCGGATTCTACAAATAATTACTATTTAGGATCCGATGTAAAAATAAGGCAACAAGGTGATAATTATAAAGGTTATATTCATGCTGCGGGTAACGCTACAACAGCAATACCAGGCAAGTTACATTTTATAAACAAAGGCACCTACCAAAATATACAGTATGACTGGGAATATAGTAAAAACAAAAAATACAAAGGCCCATTTGACGAAACTTTAACTTATGAAAAAGATGACATTGTAGTAGTTACAAGCACAGCAAGAGATCAACTTTATAAAGCAAAAATTAACATAGCAGGCGGAACGCCGTTTGCTGCAAGCAGCTGGGAATTACAAGAAGACTATATAGATTATGTAGGTTACATTCCAAATACTACTAACATATCGGTAATAAATGATTCAACGGAGTATTCTGGATCATTAGAAAGTGACAATATGATTGCATTTGCTAATGAATTTGATATATCAAAAGATGGTGACGTAATAGTTGTTAAAGTTAATTACAATAATGAATCAAAGATATTAGTTTATAGAAATGTACAAGAAAATTATCAACTAGGACAAACAATAGTTGTAGGCGACGAGTCTAGTGTTACTAAAGAATGGGTAGTGAGTATTAGTAATGATGGTATGTATATTGCTGTAGGAAAATCATTAGAGGATACTTACCAATACGACGAAGGACAGGTATTTATATATCAACAAAAAAATGGTATTTTTGAATTAATACAAGTTTTAGAAAATGCAAATAAAAGTAACAGCGAAATGTTTGGTTATGTTGTAAACTTTGATGATAACAAGTTAGTAGTCAGTGCCGTAATGCAAGTGCTGAAGTTCCTACTAGCTTTGACGCTGGATTAACAAGTTTTGATGCAGGATTTACAAACTTTAACTATACTAACGAATTCCAAGGTATAGTTTACATATACGAAAAAATTGAAGATAGATTTTTGCTTGGGCAAAAACTATTTGTAAAAGATCCCGATGTTAGACAATTTGGAAAACATTTACATTTAAAAAATAACAATATCTACGTCGGACTTCCGATAAAGCCTGAAAATTCTACTTCTGCACATATAGGTGAAATATACAATTTCAAGTTGCTAAATGTTAATGAACCTATGTGGTCAGAAAAGAGAAGCATACAA